AGTTGGAATACCTTTTACTCCTCTAGGAAGAGTTACAAGAATGGATCAAGCTTTGCTTGAAAAAATTGGTTTAGCAGACGATAGACCTCTTTCTGAAATATATGATCCAAAAACAACTTCAGGCAGAGTGGCTTTAGAATTAGAAGCAGCTGTATCAGGAGGCTATAAACCTTTATCTGAATTCATAACTTCTGTTATAAAAAAACAAGGTCCAAAAAAAGCAGTTCAATTGCTATTAAACCTTGGATTACCTCTTGAAACAATATCGGCTGTTGCTGGACCAGTTGGGCAAGCTGCTTTGTTAACTGAGTTAGGAGTTAAGACAGCCAAGACCATTGCCGAAGATTCTCAAAACATTGAAAGTATTTATGATGATGAAGACCGACAACAGGCACAAGAAAATTTAATTAAAGATATAAAAGGAATGGCTGATGGTGGAAGAATTGGTTATGCAGAAGCAGGTCTAGTAGATAAATTAGGCAGAGGTGCACAAGCATTTGATCCAAGAAACTTGCCTTACTATGGAGCAAAGACATTAAAAGGACTTGGTTCTGGAGTTGAGATGGCAATTAAATTTCCTGTAGCAGCGGGTGCAGCTCTTGCGGAAACTATTCAAAGAGGACCAAGAAAAGAAACACTTGCAAAATTTGGTGAAGCAGTTCAACCAAGTGCAACTCAATATCTTTCTGAAAAAACTGGATTAGAAAGTCTAATTAGAAAACAAGAAAAAGAACTTGCTGAAAAAAGACCAGGAGCTTTAGCAATGGGTGATGTTTTAGAATTAGGTGCTGAATTTGTTGCACCAGCAACTGGTTATATAAAAATGATTGAAGATGGCGGAAGCAAACTTTACAAAGTATTAAGAAATTCACAAGAAGGTAAAAAAATTGATCCAAAAGATATTGATGAAGTTTTAGAAGTTCTTTCTGATAAAGGAGTTGGAAGAAGAGATTTTATGGCTGTTGTAGGTGGCACAAGTGCTTTGGCTTTAGCTAAACATATAGGTTTAGTTGATGCAGTAAAAATTTTAGAAAAAACAAAACCAGTAAGAATGTTAGCTAAGACTTCTACTAAAATGCCAACCTGGTTTCCAAATTTTGCATCTAAAATTTTAGATGATACCGATACGGTTTTTAAACAAATTGACGAAGACATTGTTGAGATAACAAATAAAAATTTACCTGATTTAGAAATAAATAAATACGCAAACGGTAGATGGGAGATATCGGGTAAAAATGAATACGGTCAAAGATATGCAATTGATTATGAGCCACCTACTGTTTTAGAAGATGGTACAAAATACCCAGGAGACTTCACAGTTATGGATTCTGTTCCTGTAAGATCAGGACCTGATGATGTAGACTTTGATGCAGAACTTGTGGAAACCATTGATGATGTATTAGGTGGAACATCTAAACTTGAGGAATGGACAACAGGAGCTAAGAAAAAACAACCTACTAAAGGTGAGCAAAGAGTTATTGAAGCAGAAGGTAGAGCAGAAGCAGATTATGATGCTTGGAGAGAATCTGATGATTTTGTAGATGAATAAGCTAACAAAGACAATACCTCCTAAAAGAGGACCTCAACCACAAGGCTTGAAAATTAGTTATAATACTGTTAAAACAATCCAAGCGGAGAAAATAAATGGCAGAAATAGACAAGTCTCTACCCAACGTAGAGCAAACAATAAACGTTCCATCATCTGAAGAAATACAAGAAGCCCAAGTTGAAGAACAACAAATGGCTGAACAGGGGGACCCTGTAGAAATTCTTCAAAACGAAGATGGATCCGTTGATATTAATTATGATCCAGCAATAGCTTCTGTTGAAGGTGCTGAAAATCATTATGCTAATTTAGCTGAACATTTACCTGATGATGTTTTAGGACAACTTGGTTCTCAACTTTTTCAAAATTATCAAGATTATAAAAATTCTAGAAAAGAATGGGAAAGAACTTACAAAGAAGGTTTAGACCTTTTAGGATTTAAATATGAAAATAGAACAGAACCTTTTCAAGGAGCTTCTGGTGCGACTCACCCTGTTCTTGCAGAAGCGGTAACTCAGTTTCAAGCTTTAGCTTATAAAGAATTATTACCTGCCGATGGTCCCGTTAGAACTCAAATTTTAGGACTATCAACTCCAGAGAAAGAACAACAATCTTTAAGAGTAAAAGATTTTATGAATTATCAAATCATGGATCAAATGAAAGAATATGAACCAGACTTTGATCAAATGTTATTTTATTTACCTTTAGCTGGATCGTCATTTAAAAAAGTTTACTATGATGATCTACTAGGACGAGCTGTATCAAAGTTCGTACCTGCAGATGATTTAATTGTTCCGTACACGGCTACCTCATTAGACGATGCGGAATCAATTATTCATCGAGTACAAATTTCTGAAAATGAATTAAGAAAACAACAAGTTGCTGGTTTCTACAGAGACATAGAATTAAAACCAGGAGATACTCCAGAGTCAGAAGTTTCTCAAAAAGAAAAAGAACTTGAAGGACAAACTAAATCAATTAATGAAGATGTGTTTAATTTATTAGAATGTCACGTTAATTTAGATTTAGAAGGTTTTGAAGATATTAATCCTCAAGATGGTGAGCCCACTGGAATCAAACTTCCATACATTGTAACAATTGAAGAAAATTCTAGAGAAGTATTATCTATCAGAAGAAATTATGAAATAAACGATCCTAAGAAAACTAAGATTCAATATTTTGTACATTTTAAATTTTTACCAGGTTTAGGTTTTTATGGTTTTGGTTTAATTCACATGATTGGTGGGTTATCTAGAACTGCAACAGCTGCATTAAGACAATTACTTGATGCTGGTACTCTTTCAAATTTACCTGCTGGATTTAAACAAAGAGGTATAAGAATTAGAGACGACGCACAGTCTATTCAACCTGGCGAATTTAGAGATGTCGACGCACCAGGCGGAAATATACGTGACGCATTTATGATGCTTCCTTTCAAGGAGCCGTCTCAAACACTCTTAGCACTAATGGGCGTCGTGGTACAAGCTGGTCAGCGTTTCGCATCTATAGCTGATCTTCAAGTAGGTGAGGGTAATCAACAAGCCGCAGTGGGCACGACAGTTGCGTTGCTTGAAAGAGGATCCAGAACAATGTCTGCAATCCATAAAAGGATTTATGCAGCATTAAAATCTGAGTTCAAATTACTTGCAAGAGTTTTCAAGTTATATCTACCTCAAGAATATCCTTATGATGTTGTTGGTGGTCAGAAGATGATCAAGCAACAAGATTTTGATGATAGAGTAGATATTCTGCCAGTTGCGGATCCAAATATTTTCTCACAGACACAGCGTATTTCCCTTGCGCAAACGGAAATGCAATTGGCAGCCTCAAATCCTGCTATTCATAATCAGTATGAAGTGTATAGAAATATGTATGAAGCATTAGGCGTAAAAGACATTGACAAAATTTTAATTCGACCACAACCACCTCAACCAAAGGACCCAGCGTTAGAACATATCGATGCTCTCGCTGGGAAACCGTTCCAAGCATTTCCTGGACAAGACCATAGAGCACACATTACAGCTCACTTAAACTTTATGGCAACTAACATAGCTAGAAACGCACCTGTTGTTATGGCAAGTTTAGAGAAAAATTGTTTTGAACACATTTCTTTGATGGCTCAAGAACAAGTTGAAATGGAATTTAGAAATGAAATGCAACAAGTTGCTATGATTCAACAAAATCCACAAGCAATGCAAGATCCTAACATTCAAATGCAGGTAAAAATGTTGTCTGAAAAAATTGAAGCAAGAAAAGCACAATTGATTGCTGATATGATGGAAGAATTTATGCAAGAAGAGAAAAAAATTACTTCTCAATTTGACAATGACCCTATTGCTAAACTTAGAGCAAGAGAGTTAGACCTTCAAGCACAAGAAAATTCTAGAAAAAAACAAGAAGGTGAGCAAAGAATCAATCTTGATCGTATGAGAGCGATGATGAATCAACAAAATCAAGATGAAAAGCTTCAACAAAATGAAGATTTAGCTAAATTAAGAGCACAAACGTCTCTTGATAAAACAATTTTGACAGCAAAATTAAAACAGGAGAAATAAAATGGCAAAAAAGATGACAAAGAGCCAAAAAAAGGTTAAAAAAGTAATGAAGGAATACAAATCTGGCAAACTTCACAGCGGTAAGTCAGGTAAAATTGTAAGAAATCGTAAACAAGCGATTGCAATTGCTCTTTCAGAAGCTGGCAAAAGCAAAAAACGAGGCTAATATGAAAAAAAACAAAAATAAATCATCTAAAGTTTATGTTTGTGAACATAACGTGCCTGTTGAGATGACAAAAGCAAATGAATCTCAAAAGGTAGCTGTTAAGGGAACAAAAAAAGCTAGAAAACAAACAGCAACTTGGTACTAGTATGATTCCTTGGGGATTATTTGGTTCAGGTATTAAAGCTGGACTAGAGATTTACAAAAATAAAAAAGCAGCTGACGTTGCAATGTCAGAAGCTAAACTCCTGCACATAGAAAAAATGAAGCGGGGAGAAATAGAATTTTCTGGTAAGATTGCAGACAATCAGAAAAACGACTGGAAGGACGAATTTGTACTTTTGACAATTTCAAGTCCTCTATTTCTATTAGCTTATTCTGTATTTGCAGAAGATGAAAAAATGCAAGAGAAGATTGACTTGTATTTTCAAAAATTACAAGAGATGCCTTGGTGGATAGTTGGATTGTGGGTTTCAGTAGTGGCCGCAATTTACGGACTTAAGGCTACGGACGTAATGAACATGAACAAAAAATAAGGAGAAAAAAATGGACAAAGCAATGAGAGGACACGGATGTGTTATGAAAAGAAGTAAGAAACAAGATGGCGGTGCAATGAGAGCTATGCCTGATAATTTAAAAAAGTATATTAGAGAGAAGAAAATGAAAGAGGAAGGTAAGCCTAAAAGAAAATTTCATAAACTACCTAAAATGGCAAAATAAGAATAATATGGGAAGTATTTTTGGAAAAGCATTAAGAGGCTTTGGTAAAGCACTTAAAGGTGATAAAACAATTAAAGGTGTTAGACCAAAATTAGGTAGAGCAGATACAGATAAGTATAAAGCTGAAAAACAAAGAAAACTTGCTCAAGCAAAAGTTAAATTAAAAGCAATGCAAACAGTTGAAAAGGATATTAAAAAAGGTTACGAAAGCGTAATTAAAAAAGGAGACTAATATGAGTAAAGCAATGAGAGGATATGGATGTGTTATGAAAAGAACTAAGAAAAATCAAGGAGGCTTATCACAAGATAAACCTGATATAAAAATTTTAGCAAACAAAAAAATCAAAGATGTTAAAACAGCTAAAGGAAAGTATTCACCTAAAATT